CTTTGTAGGACTGTGACATCCTGCGCACTTCCCTCAACGATAGCTCCATTAGCACTTCGTGCCAGAGTTCTAGCTCGCGTCGTTCCGTTAGGGTTAACCAAGAAGAGTATCTTGCTAGCAGCCGCCGCGCCTTCGACGATAGACTGAGTAAGTCCCTCAAGTGATCTGAGGTCGCCAAGGTATTGCTCCACGTAGCTGCGCCCATAATCTTCTCCTTCAACCGAATACATACGTAGCGGTAGGAAAGGCAGCTTGTCAGTTGGGAACGTGCCACGGCTGCCAGGAACCTCAGTGTCCCCTACCATCTGGTAGACGGAATACTTGTTCTCAGTGATGCGATGGATGCAAGTGTAGAGATCTACTGAGGTGTCTGGTCCTTCACCCGCAACCATCCCTTGCATCTCTTCAGGAAGTTGATCGGGCTGGATCGACTCTTTCGTGATGATGTGCAGCGGCTTACCCATGGGGTCGCGCTTGACGACATATCGACTCAGAGGGAAGACACGTAGGCCGCCTTCAGGGTTGAAGTGAAGGAGGCAGTTACCACCCACGATCAGGTGCTTGAGTATCTCGAAGAGTGAGACCCGAATGTTCTCGGCTTCCACCTCCTTCATCACGGCCTTTTCAATGTCCGCGAGGTTCTGTTCGATCTCAGTTTTGACCTCGGGCAGACCTTCAACCTGCCGTAGCGCAGCGTCATCCAGAACTAACCGGAAGAACGGGGCGTTCGGCGGTAGTAAGCTAAGAAGCAGCGAGGAAGCTAGCGAGTTGACGCCCCTAGCCCCCATTCCGTTAAAAGGGCACGGAAACTTTTTACCGGCTGTCTGGCCATCATCCGGGATCAGCGTCGGGAGGGTCAGCCTAGAGCAGTCTCTCGCACGGTCTAGGAATTGGAAACGGTGCGTCTCCAGCTTGGTGTAAAGAGACTTGCCTGACTGGTTCATGGTGACCCCTAGTAGTTAATCTGTAGCCCAGCCGTCCGCATTCCCTTGGTCCCTTGACGGCGCTTACGAGCCTTACGACCTTCTCGCTCTGCGGTAGCTTTCCCTGGAGCACTTACTGCATCAGCCGTTGGGGCTGGTGGGGGAGGAACCGGGGGTGGCGGAGGTGGGTCCGGCATCTTCGGCATCTTCGGGCTAAGGCACATAAATCAGTCCTCTCTTAAGAGGTTATCGTTCTGTTCGCGAAACAAAGAGATCAGGTGATCCACGACGGAGCGTTGGCCGACTCTATAAAAAATCTCGCGCTCGGTGTCGTGTAGAGCTGGGGAAACCACAGGGAAACTCTGGTCTAACCAGTCGATTATCTCCTTGGAAATGCGGGGTTTTCCTAATAGTCGTCCGTTAGAGTCGGCCATTATTCTTCGCCTCGATATAAGCCGCCAATAAACAGGCGTAATTGACCACATCAATCAGGGTATCGCGCACCCCTTCGTCCTTAACTTCAAACTTTCCACTGTCTGAGAAGCTCGAAAGTCGGCTCATTTTGTCCACCATTCGGACAAGAAACCCCTTCTCAGTGGAACAAACTCCCATTTCCTCCACTCGCTGGAAGTTAGCAAAGGGCTTCTTACCGTCCGACCCTGCGTAGTCAGCGTTCTTCTTCTGCGATAGAGCTAAAGCCTCGTCGCAAAACGCTTTATGGAAATCAAAGAACTCCTCGCGGGTTATGGGTGCCATAGCTTTACCTCATCCTTCTTGCGGTCATACTCACCGTGGCGCAGAATCCTAGCGACCCTGGCCTGTTGTAGTGCGTCTTCTTCAGTCAGTCCGGCCTTCTCATAGGCAGCGACTACCAGCGACCAGTCATTCTCTTTGAGGATTTTCTCAGCCGTCTTAGGACCAATACCAGGGCATCCGCTGTAGCCGTCTGTAGAATCACCCATAAGAGACTGGAGCAAGTGGTTTCGGTCGGCCTCTTCTTCGGTGATCTTTTGGACCCCTTCTTCTGGGCGGATAGGCCGGTAAAGAAGGCCAGGAATGGTCATCATGTCTTTGTCCTCGGAGACGATCACAGTCTCCTCCGAGTTCGAGGGGTCAGTCTGGAGCAGACCCATCAAATCGTCTGCTTCCAAACGATCGACGAGGGCGGTCTTATAAGTGTCGATGAGATACTGCTTGAGTGCCTTGTAGACCACTGGCTTGCGCTTACTTTTCCGGTTTGACTTGTAGGTAGGCAGAACGTCTTTGCGCCAGTTGTTACGGCCCGTCAGTGTCAGCACGAACTTATCGGCATTAAGAAGCTCTTTGATGTCTTGCAGCCAGACATCGACGCGCTCCTGAGCTTCTCTCAGGTCTCCGAAAAGAGTCCAGTAGTCGTCTCCCCAGTCGAACTCTTGCTCGACAGCCATGCTCTCTTGGTAGAGCAAGATGTCCGCATCAATTAGTAGTGTCCTCATCGCATTCCTCTGTTCACACGGTCTAGGGTGTAGTTGATACGCTTCTTAGCTTTAAGCTTTCGCTTCAGCGTTTTGCGTCGCCTTGACTTGTTTGGGTATTTGAAGATCTCAAGGATTAGCTCGGCTTGTTCTCGTTTCTCCCACAAGTAGGGGATCAACGTGGTTATGCAGGATCTTGCTTTGCTTCCGCATACCGCCCATTCGTAGCAAGTCCGGTGAACTTTATTGGCCCTGGTGTGTAGTCGAATGTGTCCACCGAAATACTGTTGAAGAATGACAAGCGTCCATGGGTAGGTGTTAGACACGCTGACGATGGCTGTGTTAGCTACGCGGAAGCATCCCTCGCCATCTAAGTATCCAGCGAGATATGCCAACTCAGTGTGTTTCTGCCCAGCTAGTGCCGATGTGATATTCGCCGGCAACGGGGCATCGCAATTTGAGCAACTCTCCAGCTTTGACAATGGACTCGCATGCGGCTTTCCCCAGATCATCAGCTATCTCCTTGGGGCAAGATAACTGGACTTCATCATGGATGTGCCCAACCTGAATCGCGTGCTGGTCTTCAGGCTTGCCCTTGTTAAGCAACTGCATCCTTCGGTTTAGCTCGATGGTAGCAACCTTCATCAATACCGCTCCCGCGCTTTGTAGAAGCAGGTTCAATGCAGAGTGCTTAGACCTGACTGGAAGCTTGCGGCTATCAAGACCAAGTAAAAATCCCTTGGTCTCAACGTTGTGATCTACCGCTTTCTTTAGCTTCTTAAAGGCTGGCATCCCGTCTAGGAACTTCTTGCGAAGTGCAGCCCCTTCCTTGGCCCCGCCGTTAATAATCTTTCCGAGACTCTGGTCTCCAGCACCATAGATCAGGCTGTAGATCATCTGCTTGGCAGCAGGGCGATCAGGTAACCCGGCAGCTTTCTGGTTGGCTGTGTGAACGTCCCCCTCATTCACCAACTTGGCATATGCGCCGTTGTCCGCGAACGCGAGGTAGTGCGCCAGCATTCTCAATTCAAGACCACTGGCATCGCAGCCAACCATGACGTGCCCTTCGTTTGGTAACCACAAGGATCGGCACTCTTTCCCTAGCAAGCTGCTACTGGAAGGAACCTGAGCGACGTTCGGTCGACTGTGGGTGCATCGACCAGATAGAGCACCGTTGGTGTTTACCGACCCATGTATCCGACCGTTCTTCACGGCCTTTAACCAAGACTCTTTGCCCTCCGCGAGTTGACCTAGTCGCTTACCGATCGTCAGGTATTGCACCAAGACCTTGGCTTCCTCAAAGTCCATCGTGGTCAGGATGCTCTCATCAATCTGAGGCTTCCCCTCACCCGTGAACTTCTCAGGCTTCCACCCATACTTCTTGATGAGTTGCTGGGCGATCTGGTCGCGTGAGCCAGGGTTAAACGGGATCTTCTTGATCTTCGCTGGACCACGCTTGATGTCCGCGTCTTTGTGCTTGTCCTTCTTCGCGGCTCCCTTGGTGGCATACTGCTTACCACCCGCCTCGTAGTATTGCGGAGTCTTCATGGGGACTTCCGCAGCCGGGAAGATGGCTTGCAGTTGACGCTCTAACTCAGCCTTCTTGTCTAGCAGGTTCGCATGGAGATCCTTGGCGGCTTCAGTATCAAACCTCCAGCCATTGATCTCTTGTTTGCGGATCGCCTCTGCGAAGTCGTGCTCGATGATGACGGAGTCTGAGCTAGGCTTGGCGCGTAGCAACGCTTCAAAGAGACGCTGGGTTACTTGTGTGTCCTGCACACAATAATCCTCCATCTCCTGACTCCACTCAGACCAGTCAGCAGTCTCACCGAAGTCGCCTTTGTATTCTCCTAAGCGGTAGCCCCAAGCCTTCAAGCTGTGGGAGCCAATGAGTTGCTTAGGTAGTTCGGGACGTTTGAAGTCGTCGTTCTTGGTGTCAGGCCAAACCAACCTAGCCAAGATCATGGTGTCACGGATGCACCCTGTAGGATTCCAGTCGTAGAGCTTCTGGATAGCTGGGATGTCGAACCGCTGGACGTTGTGACCAACGATGCAGTCAGCATTCTCGATCAGCCGAAGACCCTCTTCGATGTCTCCGCGTTGGCTGTTGTAGACGTGGACCTTGTCACCTGCGCGGACCACTAAGCAGTGGATCTCCTTCAAGTCTGACAGGTGGTTCCAGTCCTGAATACCGTTGGTCTCGATATCAATAATTACCGTCTGCATCCGTGATCTCCTCGGGGTTAAACCCGTTCTCCCTCAACCAGTCCCTAACGATTGGATCTAGCCGCAACGCCCGTCGCAGCTTTTTGATGGCTCGTTCGTGGGTTCTCCTGACGGCCTCGCGGCTCACTCCCCACTCTTTCGCGATCTCGTCGTAGGTTGCTGGAGTCCATGGCTTTTCTGACTCGGAGCCAGTAGGCGTCTGTTGAACTTCGTCGATGTCCTCTGGGTCCACCATTATGAATCCGTGCTAGCGTTTCGGCGTGGTCGTCGGGACTGTATCGGTCCCAATAAGCGGACATGATCCGCTCTGCGTAAGCCAATTTCTTAACGTCCTCATAGCGACCTCCAATCTCAGGGTGGTGCTGTATGGCGTCTTTCCAGTAAGCCTCTGTGATCTGATAAGGACCAAGAGACAGCCCGCCGTCGCCAATGGCATTAGCTGGGTCGGGATGTCCTCCCGTCTCCACCATGCGGATCGCATCAAAAAGGAACCGGCTCTGAAGTATCCACATCCACTTGTTCTCCTTCTGCAAGCCTTCCTGTTTTGGGGTCGTAGCAGAGCGTCGCAGCCTTTCCTGTTTCCCCGGTGTATCGGTTCTTGAGGACGCGGACGGTAGTGAGGTTGGCGTTCTGGTCGTCCTGCTGATCGCGCTCCAAGCCCAGGACAATGTCACTGAGCTGGGCAATAGCATGGCTACCGCGCAGGTGCGCCAAAGAAGTGAGTGCGCCTTCTTCATGGCCTCGATTTCCTTCTAGTCGTTTAAGGTGAGAAACAAGAAACAATGAGCATCCAAGCTCCTCGCACATCGACCGCAGTTGGGTCATAACTTTATCCAACTCGCGTCTTTCATCGCCGTTGGAACCAAGTGAACTGACTACGATTGAGAGGTGGTCAAGGACGATGTAGCTCGCCCCCATGGCACGAACCATGTAGCGGATTTTGGCAAGCAAGTTGTCGCAAGCCATCGACCCAAAGTGGTCGTAAAGAAACAAGCGACCGTGACCTACCGCTTTATCAAACGCTTCTTTTAAGTCGTCCTCTTTGTGGTCCCAATCATGCGGAGGGCTGTCCAGATAGATGCCCATGAACCCACGCGCAGTCTTCTCGACGCTCTCTTCCAGCGCGATATAGCCAACGCGGTGGTTGAACTGCATCAACCAGTAGGCGATCTCACGACAGACCAGCGACTTACCTACACCAGTGCCAGCGCAGAGAGTCACCAGTTCCCCTAGACGGATGCCGTGACTTAGTTCGTTCAGTCCCTGCCACGGGTAAGGGACAGACTCCTTCTCCCCGTCAGCTACAACGCGCTCCCAAAGGTCTTCACCGCAGACAACACCGTCAGGTCTGTAGGTCTTTGCGTCGTAGACTGCGCTGACTATCTGCTTGATGTTGCCGCTAACCAGCAGATCGTTAGCGTCCTTAGCTGCGATGCCTCCAGCAATCTTGGCCTTACCGGGAGACAGCAGTAGAGCGCATTCGTTAGCGGCTTCGCGTCCGGGCGTGTCGTTGTCAAAGAAGAAGACCACCGCCTCAAACTTCTCCAACCACATCAGGCTGTTCTTGATTGCCTTGGCTGCACCCTTGGCCCCGTTAGGGACACTGACGACGGGCCACTTGTTGCCGAATGCTTGGCTGACTGACAGGCAATCAATCTCACCTTCGGTGACCGTGACCATCTTCCCGCCGTCACGAAATAAGTGCTCCCCAAACAGGCCCGATGCGCTCCCTATCATCGTAAAGGACTTGTCTGGGAAGCGTAGCTTCTGTCCGCACAGCTTGCCATCTGCATCGCGATAAGGAGCGATGTGGCATGGCTTGCCTGCATACTCACCTACGCGGTAACCAAACTTAGCGCAGGTCTCTTGACTCAACCCGCGCTTGCGGATCGGTGCAGACTCCCCCTCAACAAACCGTGCATCCTTTTGTTCTATCACTACCTGAGTCTCTCCATTGTGTTCGCGATAGTTGCACCCAAAGCACCAAGCG